CTCCTTTATAACCACTAAATGCTAGCTTAACATAATTAACCATCGTCATTTCACAATCGTTAGTAGTTGCTCCAGATCTCGGAAACCCATTTACAAGGTTTGGGAAAAATGGTTGTGCTGGATGCGTATATATGTTGCCTTGATTTTCAGATTGAATAACGACTGTGGAATAATAGTTATCTCTTTTAAGCAAATTTCTAAAGCTAGTAATAGTCTCTCCCATATATAACTTATTCCCCATAGAAATCATCTCATGACTGTGCGACTCACTCCGCAAACCAGATCCGACATCGTCCGCCACTTCTAAGTTATTAGAAAATGGCATTTCGATACCTGCCTGCGGTACTACAGTTGAAAAATTAGCTATAGTTGTAGGTACAGCTACTTGAAAATCATCACCTGCTCGCACATAGCACACTATACGTATGTCATTGTTGAGAGTTTCATCGAACGTGGGAGTAGTTAAATCATTAAGCACATATATTGTTATTACACCATTATTAACAGCATCAGTAGATCCAGATGTTTGCAAAGGGCTTGGGCCAAACATCACTTCTGAATACCACGGCTGAGCCGATTCAGTTAACCATTCTCTCTCTTGATAATTGCCAATTTTTAACTCAAAATCACTAGTTTCTCCTATGTCAACAACATGCGTAAAATGCACATTGTCTTCATGTACTGCAACTGAATCTTTAGGATCATAAACTATTAGCAACCTACCTCTATGGAAAGCTGATTTAACTATTTGAAATCGATATATAATAGACCCTGACCAATGCTTAAAGCAAGCTGCAACACCACACATTGCTGTCATATGCGTCTTAGCTGGAGTACCTACACTACGTGATAAGTAAGGAGTCACTTTGTAATTCATTAGCATAGTGCCAGGTGCAGCGTTTCTAGGCCATACAAACCTATTTAAAAACGAATCACGCCCAGCTATACTGGTAAATGACAACTCATCATCAGCTTTAAGATTAACATCTAATGGTGAAATCGATGTTTCTTGTTTAACATCTAAAGTTAATTTCATAGCACTAGACGTAGTATTAGTAACTGCCATTGAACCGACCACACGAGGCACTAGGGGTGCTGGTTCAGCTACTGCAATAGGCTTACTATATCCCAGTGCAGACGCTACACTACTTGTAATTGTTGCTGCTTTTTCCACTGCTGATGCATACGGTGCTAGAACTGGAATCTGCTTAACTGCACTAGCAATATTAGCTATATTTGTGGCTGTCTGACTAATTGGCTTATTAATGCTTTCACACTCTCGACCACTTTGTGGAGCTAACGAAGTAATATTTCTTATTGTAGGACCTTGTAAATCGACATCTTCAAACCATGCATATACTGTTATAGTTACAGCTTGCTGAGCAACAGCTAAATCCTGATTAGCATGCTTGAGATTGACTATGGCATTAAATGCTAACTCTCCCATATACCACTGATCAACATCTTCTGTAAGAGAAAGATATGTCCAAGGATAATAAAATGGCAATATCATCTCTGCTCCTTCAGATATAGTAGGATCTAAGAAGACTTTAGGTCTTTGAGATATGCCAACAAAGTCTGCATCTGCTGCGTCAGGATTTAACACAATTTGAAGTCGATTAGCTAACACATGAAAAGGTAAATAAGTGACCATCATCCGACCATAAAAGAATCCATTTCCATTAACCACAATCTTAACATGGCATTTAGCCTTAAAAAGATTGTAATTAGAAATTCTGTTTGCTACACGCTTGTTAGTTAATAACGCTGTCCAGGGGTCTAACACTTGGTTAAATGTTGAAGGTCCCCATTGCCAACTAGCGATTTTAATAGGTCTAGATAAAAAGTCTTTCAAATCTACGGGATCATTAGAAATACGATCTTCTGTATCAGTGCTTCCAACTACAAGGGTTTGATCCTTATTAGCTTCGAGAAAACTCACGACTTGTTTAACAGAGGTTTCAACACCTGATTGTTTAACAAGTTGCACCCTATCCGGGGTGACTACCAGTTTAACGACCGACTGGCTTTGGTCTTCAATTATATTTGTAGTATGTTGGGTCCATTCGGACCAATTTTGTATGCCAACATTAAATTCATGTACAAGCCTAAGCCACGGAGGTTGACATTTCCACCACTGCTCGGTAACCAATGCACATTCATTGTTTACCTCCTTCCATTTTTCAAGTATCTCACTATAAGAAACACTTAAGACATTACAGAATCGTAACAAATCATGTTTTGTAGCTATTATACGCAACTTTCGGCGTGACTCTTCATAAAATTGTCTTCCATGAAACTTAGCCTCAAACAGGAAATTGTCTATACACTGTCCTGTCAAAAATTCAAGGGATACTGTGCGCGGAGGTACATGGCACATTAAACACTTGAACATACTTTTCTTAAGCAAGGGGGCCACTACTACCCCAAAATCTTTATTATATAAC